GGGATCGAACGACCGGGCGAAGGCGAGAACGGCTGGATGAACATTTGGCTGTCGGCGCGTAGTTCGGATGTTCTTAGGAAAGACTTCCTGATCAGTTTTAATGTCAGGACGGGCAGGTTCAGCGACTGCCCGGCGTGGAAAAAGCTGAACACCGGCTATCCCGATATGGCGGATTGGGCCATAGAGGCCGTTCGGAAGAGATATCGATTGAGAGGAGATTGAGATGATCAAGGCAAAAGGGCCGTTCCCTTCGAATAAGCATCCTAGCAAGCGCACCGGCGATTCGATTGGATCGGCCAGTCTGGACGCCCCGCCGCCAAAGCTGCGGTCGATACACAGCATCCGTTACGATGCGCGGCTCAAGGATGAATTATACGGCGACGCAGCCAAGGCGGCGAAGGCCAAGGTGTCGCTCCCGAAGTTCTCATGGGACAAGGGAGGCGAGTAATGGCGAAGAGACCGTCAAGACCGCCGCCGCCGTCCGATAGGGGCGCCGCGGTATCGCATTACAAGCCCATCCCGTGGATGGCGACGCCCGGCATGTATATCGCCGGCAGGGCGGCTCTGGATGAGGCCGACGCGCTGGAAGTCGAACTGGAATTGAAATGGGGGCGAGACAGGCTGCGGCTGTTGGTGTCGACCGAACTGCGGGAGAAGTTCGACCGGCAGCGGTTCCTGACAAGCCAAGCCCGTTGGAAGGGAGACCTTGAAGATGTTAAGCGAGAATCACAGCGTATGGTCAAAGCTTGGAAAGCGCTCGACAAAGCGGCGGAAGAAAGCGGCGCGGAAATACTCGACCCGGCGATATGGGAGGTATGCCTTGATGATGGGACGGTCGCTACGATTGTCAAAGAGCCTCATATGGCGAATCGCATCCTTGCGGAAGGTCGTCGCATTAACGTCTACACGCTAGAAGAAATTGCCATGCTGCTGTCGCACTATAAGGATGTGCTCGCAGTGAAGCTTGCATTCCCCGGCGCCGAAGTCACGCAAACAAAAACGCGCGTGACGGATCCGTTGCAATCTCCTCTTGGATCTACTCAAGAAGAGGGTATATTTGATCCCGGCTTACCGATTGACGGCGTAGAAGGATGGGAGAAAAATGGTGACGCAATCCCATTCTGATCTTCAATCATTGGTCAATAGCACAATCGAAATTGATGTTGCGATCAATCGCGCAAAGCGTCTTCTTGTCGATGCTGAATGGCAGGAAGATGAAGAAACGATCAAGTCATTGCGTAATGAGATCGACCGCCTAGAAAGACAAAAGGCGCTTGGCCAAACGCATGACGTTCTTTGGTGAATGCGAATTGCAGCGGCCTCTTGCGAGGCACACTGAGTGCTTTGCAAGCAGGCGCCCGCTCCTGCAATCTATGTATTAGCGGGTAGATATGAAACAAAAACGGAGAACGGAATCGAGAGCACACAAGCTGACATCGTGTAACAAAAGGCCCAAGGACGCCATGCCTTGGGCCGTTTGTTTTATATTGTTTCTACAATTGCAAAAGCCTTAACAATTAAGGCGTCTTTTTTGCAATCTTCTTCATCGCGTCCGTTTTCTATCCATATGTTCATTCTAGCGCGGGCGTATTCTACAGCGTCTTTTTTTGTCCGAAAAATTGCAGGGGAATAGAGAAACAACATTCTTCCAGAATCTGTTACTGAGTCTGATCCAAGGAATCTTCCTTTTCGATCTACAACAGTCCATCCTATCTTCTCTGATGTTGCCATCTCTACTCTCCTTGTCTGGCTTCTTGTATTACTTCCATCTCGACTGCTTGAACCAGCCAATCAATTGACAGCTGTTTATTATCAAGGGCAGCAAGAATAAGAACAACAGAGCGAGGTATGCCATTAACGCCTCGTAGCCAAGAATTAACCTGACGCGGTGTGACTCCTGCAATGGTCGCGACATCTGTGTTCGTTATCCCTAGTTTATCAAGAACGATGCGAAGCTGATTTGGCGTCACGGTATTCGACTCCTTTAGAGACAAGAGAATTGATCACATGCTGCTCGCTCCAAAGCGTGCTGGCGTTCATGAAGTCGCGCCCTGTGAAGACGCAGAACAGGCGCCAGAGAACAGGGTTCACTTCGTAGCACGGCTCGTTAGAAGCAAGGATGTAGGGATGGCCTTCGACATTATGGTCATAGATATCAAGCGACATAGTTCACCTCATAAACATCAAGACAGCGAAGAACACGGTCAATCCAAAGATCACGATGGATCCAAGGAACGACACGAGCGACACAAGAAAACGCATGAACGTCATTACGCCTCCAAAAAGAAAAGGGCCGCTTGCGCGGCCCCTCTTGTTATTAGGCCGCGACACGAACCGCAGCCTTTACGCGGATGGTGGCGACCGGCGTCTCTTTGGTCACGAGCGCCAGATCTTCCTTGGACAACAGTTCGCGAACAAGCGTCGTGTCGATGCTGGCGCGAACCGTGGTGTTCACCGAAACCAGAAAGCGGTCGCCGTTGATCTGGTCAACGCCAGCCGCCAGAATCTGCTCACGCAGGTCGTCGACGCGCTTTTTAGCGGCGTCGGCTTCCGCCTTGGCGTAAGCGTAGAGATCGGCGAGGGAAGCGAGGTCGGTCATATCAGTCTCCATCGGTTATCAATTTCAATAAAGATAAGGTATCGGAACTTTCTTCCTCAGTCAAGCGCTTTGGAAGAAAATTCCGAAAATATTTTCAGAGGTCGTTTTATGGTTACTTTTTGGTAGAGGTCTTGCGGATCTTCTTGGCGACAGCCTCAATGACCGTCGACGCCGTCGTCTTCGTCTCCTTGGCGGCAGCTGGCGCCTTGGGCTTCGCAGTATAGTCCAGAACCATAAAACTGACGATGACGCCATCGTCCCGCGTCTCTGCCTGCTTGGCTTCCAGTTCGGCCTGCGTCAGGTCATGCTCAATGAGGCGAATCACATCGCCGTCGCTCATATGGGTTTCAATCACTCGCATCGCTTCCTCCTAAAAAGAGACCCGCCGAAGCGGGTCTGGAAAGTTTACCATCGATGCTGGTATTTATCCATGATGCGGTCGACGTCGAACATGAAGTCCTTATACTCGACGTCTGTCATGCGCTGCTGCAGAAGCTTCAAAGCCTCGTCCAGCATCTTCGTCGCCTCTTGGTTGTCAGGATGCGTCCCGGCCAAGATCAGAGCCGTATGCTGTATGGCGCTCGTCGTATAAGCTTCCAGTTCAAACGCGAAGTCTTTCATGCGCGACATATCAATCTCCATATAGTCTCATCAGTGCCGGCATAACCGACAGACGGGCCGAAGCCCGTTTCGACTTCAAGGCAGATAGACGTTCTGGCCCTTGATCGTGCAGCCGGGGAAGTATGCCTTCACCTCCTGCAAGTGGAAGCTGTATGCGCCTAAGTTCTCACCGTCGAACGCATAGATGTTCCAGATCTTGGTCTTCGAATTTTTGCGAACCTTGATCATATCAATCTCCATCGGATCTCATCAGTGCCCGCGTTACGGACAGACGGGGTCGCACTCCCCGTTTCGATCTATGCCTGTCGTGCTTTCGCACGAACTTGTTGAGGATAGCGGCTAGGATCTTGCAGAACAGAATTTCTGGTTGCTTCTATTTCATCCAGAACCCAGCCCATCGCCGAATCACAGTTAAAAACTTCATGGATGACGACGCGAGGAGAGCCGACATTCCAACCTTGCGCCATAGCCTTGTGGAAAAACGTGCTTGCTTCGACTTCATTGTCAAAGTGGAAGATCTCTTCCTGATACATCGGGCTGATGGTTTCGTATCTAACTTTCACTGAGTAGATGGTCATATCGATCTCCGTAAGATTAGATGGGGCCGAAGCCCCATCCGTTAGGAATAAACCTTCACGATCTCGAAATCCTTGACAATTTTCTTGTCGTTCTGATCTCCAAGTTCATGAAGATATCCATAATCATCAAGAACCCAACTTTCTATGTCGGTTGTATCAAACACAGATACTTTGTATTCGACGCCCTTCTTGATTTTGAAGATATGCTTGAAGTCGCGCTTAAACTGTTGCACAGCTTTCGTCGCCGCCTCCAGCTGCGTTTCTGCGCAATACCAAGAGCAGACGCCGCCAGCATGAACAAACCCGGTGTATTTTTTCATATCGATCTCCATACTTAACACAATCATTATAGCGGAAGTTTCTTCCGATGTCAAGTCGGGGGCTTTCGCCCCCTCTTGCTAGAAGTTGTAATCGTAGAAGTAATACGGGCCTTTTGGCGTCTCCTTGAACTGGCCTCCAGCCCAGCCGTTCTTGCCCATGCGGATCGTGCGCTTACGCATCGGGCACTTGCCGACATAGATCCATGTCTGCTCATGCTGGTTGTCGCAATGCCCGGCAAAGCCGCCGGCAATGAAGTTCGGCTTGAAGGACGGATCTTTCTCGACATCAACAGGAACGACCGTCAGGGTCTTGCCCGACGGGCTCTCGCCCACGACGACCCACGGATGTTGATCAGACCAACCTGATTCGACGAAATAGCGGCCTTCGGGAGCGTTCTTCACGTTGCACATATCAATCTCCATGTCGGTTCAGTTAAGAGTAATAGGTGAGGGCCTTAGCCCTCAACCTTTGGCAGCAGCGTCGCCTTCGGGCGCGTCACGATGGTTTGCTTGACGCCTTCGCGCTCGCCGTGATCCTTGACCGTCGCCTTCAGCATGACGCGGTCGCCTTTCTTGACCGGCACCATCTCCGGCTTGCCCCACTGGTCATTAATTTCATCAGAGGGAACTTCAGGGGCTTTGCCCTTGTGGATGATCACGTTGTCGCCGACGCGGAAGCCCGTGATGTCGACCCAGCCGTAAAAGCCCTCAAAGCTGGTGCGGAAGGTCACGACCGCCTCGACTTCGATCTTCTTGCCGACTTCGCCAATGTGCTCCGAACGCGCGTCACGAGCCTTCCATTCGGCCTTTTTGGCTTCTGTCTGGGCGAGACGCTCGCGCACGATTTCGATGATCTTCGGGCGCGGGGCGCCGTATTCGCGGACGCCCTGATTGACGTCATGCCAGAACTTATTCGCGCTGTTGGCCTCAATGAAAGTCAGGATGGCTTCCCAATCGGGGCATTCGGCGCGGAAGTTCTTTTCGCGCGTCTTGCGGCCGTTTTCCTTGATCTTGCGCGCAACGGCAGCTTGGTAGGCGACTTCGTCTTCGATGATGGTGTAGCCGGACATATCAATCTCCATTACTTGTCTTTGCGAAGGACGAAGGTGTATTTGCCGTCAGACCATTGCTTCTGGCTGGCGACGACATATCCGCGAGCGCGGTATTCTGCGACAATCTTGTTGCAGTAGCCGACCGTGCCAGAAACGATCTTTTCGAAGTAGGGCTGCTCGTTCATTTCAATATCCATCAACATCGGTTACGATGAAATTCTTATACCGGAAGTTTCTTCCGCCTGTCAAGCGGATATTTCATAGGGAAGGGGATTGACAGTGAACGACGAGTTAAGAGACATTGTCGCCGCTGCGGTATGCAGATTCAATGTTGAGATTGATAGAAATGAAATGGCAGCTTCAATCTCCGACAGGAAGTGCGACGCAACTTGCGACTATTGCCGCTTGCAAGCGGAATACATCGTCACACAGATAGAGGAGCAGAAAAATGGCAAAAAACAATCACTTGGAAACTATTGTCCAGCGCATAGAGAAGCTTGAAGAAGAGAAAGCCGCCCTCGCTGAAGATATCAAAAGCGTATATTCTGAAGCAAAATCAGATGGTTACGACACCAAGATCTTGAAGCAGATCATCGCCATGCGCAAAAAGGACGCCGCCAAGGTCGCCGAAGAGAAAGCGCTCCTTGCGACCTACATGGAAGCGCTGGGAATGCTCGCTGACCTGCCGCTTGGAAAGGCCGCCCTGAAAGCGTCAGGGGCTACTGCCGACGAAGAGTTCTAATACCTACATATCGTGGTCGGGATGTGATACCATGTCCCGACCATAGGAGATTGACATGAGTGAAGAAAAGCCCGCGAAGCGGCCTGTTGGGCGCCCGACAAAATATAAGCCGGAATATTGTGAGCAAATAATCCAGCTGGGCAAAGAGGGCAAAAGCATCGCGCAAATGGCTTCGTTCTTCGATGTCGATAAAGCGTCGATCTTCGATTGGGCTGCGGCACATGAAGATTTTTCCACCGCTCTCGCCTGCGCGAGGGCCCATTCGCAAACTTGGTGGGAAGATAAAGCGCAGCAAAACCTTGCTTCGCGCGACTTTAACGCGCAGCTGTGGCTGAAAAGCGTGGCTTCGCGCTTTCGCGACGATTACACCGAACGCACGCAGACTGAGATCACCGGCAAGGACGGCGGCGCCGTCAAGGTCGAGACGAAGACAATTGATTCGCGCGCCCTCACGCCTGAGCAACGCGAAGCGTTACGCGGCGTTCTGATGGCCGTCAAAGAAAGCGCGTGATGATTGAGATCCATGATCCAGATAATGAGATCCCGCAGGAGCAGAAAGACCGCGTAGCCGAAATGGCTGAAGAGACGCTCGACGTCTTTTACGATACGGCAGAAACGCCAGTCGAAATGCTGCAGGCGCTCGCCGCCGTTACGTCGTGCGTTCTGTCGGAAAACATGGTGTCGAAAGAAAGCGCAATTACATCTCTGCAGATCTTGGTCAACGCGATAATATTTACATTGAACGACGCAGAGCAAGATGGTAACGTCAATTGGAATCAGAAGATAAAACATTGAGATTGATATGGACAAGGATGAAGCGCTGCGCCGGAGACGGGCACGTGAAAAGCGCTGGAGAGAAAACAATCCAGATAAGCTGAAGAAGCAGCGCGAGAATTGGAACAAGGCTCGCCGCGATAAATACGCTGTCATGGCGCAAGATCCAGCCTACATCGAAGCCAAAGCGCAGCGCGAGCAAGAGCGCCGGCGCAAGCTTAAAGAGAATTGGGCAGAGCGCAGAAAGACGCTCGTTCCTAAAAAGCCGAAGACGCCAAAGCAATATATGTCGCCTGAGCAATATGCGGCGTATCTCGAAAAATGCCGGAAGAAGGCTAAACTCAAGCGCGACATCAAGCGAGCATCGATTACAGAAGAAGAGCGCCAGCGGCATTGGGTGCGTTGGCGCGAGAAGATCGTCAAAGCCAATCGCGAACGTGCGCGTCTTGAGCGCTTGAAGCGCGAGCAGGAAGCGCCGCGGGAGAAGAAGCCGCCGGTCGTGCGCGTTAAGCAAGAAAAGCCAAAGGTAGTTCAGCCTGTCAGAAAACCGGGTAGACTGCTGTCGCTTATGGGATGGAGGGGATGGTGAATCTATTTGCTACGCTTATGGCCGGCATATTTATCGGCGCGTTTATCGCTGTGCTCACGGCGCCAATCGTGCCGCCGAAGAACGACTGCAGCGTCTATCGAGTCGATTCGCGAGCCGTCACGTCATATGTTCTAAAGCCGCCGCCTGCGGAGGTTATTTACAAAGCCTGCCCGCAAGTAACGGAAAAGGTCGAATCTGTTAGTGAGCCGGAAGTAGCTAAAGCGGACGATAGCAAGCCTCGCCGTCATCGGCGTCATAGAGTGCGGAGGTATTGGCGATGACTGACTACACCCACCTAATCGCACGGCTGCGCTTATCACAAACCGGAGGCATTCACTACGAAGCCGCCGACGCATTAGAGGCGCAGGCGAAGCGAATTGCGGAGTTGGAAAGTAAGGTGGCATGTGAAACCGCGTCTAATATCGCCACGGCTAAACTGAATGGTAATCTGCTTGAACGCATCGCGGAACTTGAAAAAGCTTTGGACGCTTTCCACAAAGACCCTGAAAACCCAGATGCTGCTGTTCTGCGTTACAAGGCGATTGCGTCGAAGGCAATCAATGAGCAGGTTGAAATTCGCAAGGAATATGAGGCCTGCATCGCGGAGTTGGAAGCGCGCATCAACTACATCGAAGCGCACGTCGAAGGGCTAGTTCGCACACACTCGCAATTTGCGGCGGCTGCGGAAGGTAGTTGGTCTGGGAAGAAGCAACGGGTTCGCGCCGCAGAAGCATCACAGATTTTGGCATTCATCCGCAAAGAAAAGAGCGCCGCTTTGGAGAAGAAGGATGGATAGACTTTATGGTATCCGGCCAGACTACTGCTTGGCGTTGCGATTGATTGGTTGCCAAGAATTTAGTCGCCGCAATCAAGAGTTTGTTGAAAAGCATTTCAAGGGGATTTTTATGGAGCGTGAAATGGAAGCTGAGATTGAGCGTCTTGAAGCCCGCATCGCGGAACTAAAAGCGGCGCTGAAACCGTTTGCTGACGTAGACGTTTCTGACTGCGCTGATGGCCACGTTTGCTATTTCTGGGGATTTGGCGAGAACGCCGGAAAGGTTAGCGCCGCCGAAGTCCGCGCCGCCCGCGCCGCTTATCTGGGAGAGAAGGATGACTGACGAACAATTCAACGCGCTTATGGCGCTTATTGACGCGATGATTGATGACAAAATCATCGGAGACAATCACACCTCTTACCGCAAGATGCTTTTGGAAAAAGACGCAAGGGCGTTGTTCGTTGAAGCCGCCCGCGCCGCTTATATGGGAGAGAAGAAATGAGTGACGAATTTGACAAAGGCTATGAAGCCGCCAAGCAAGCGTCCAAGGAAATCATTGATAAACTGACGGCGCGAATTATTGATATGGAGTTTGAAATCCAACGCGCCAATGTTGTTTGCGAGAATAAAGACTGGAGCACAAACAATTATGTTGCGAGAGCGGAAAAGCGCATCGCGGAACTTACTGCGGCACTCCTCCCGTTTGCTGCCATAGCGGACGACAGCACAGCAAATCTTGATGACAATTATATGTATCCAGACTGCTACCCGATGTCTGCTTTTCGCGCCGCCCGCGCCGCTTACTATGGAGAAAAGGATGGCTAAAATACCAAATTGGAATCGACGTTATAGCAACCCAGCTGCGCTTACGCCTTATGAGCAGAAGATCTGGGAATTGCATCAGCAAGGCAAAGATCCGGCGACTATCGCCAAGGAAATCGGAACGAAGCATGCGAGCACGATCTCGTCCCGCATGATGGTTATTAGAGAGAAGCTGGAGGTCGCCAATGGATGAGAAATGGTATGAATTTAACCCGCAGAGCAATATCAACGTATATGAACTGGCGCAGATCCTTCAGGCGCTCATGATGATTCGCATCAACGACGATCTGAAAGCCAAGCTTCCGAAATACGCCGACCGGCATTTCCAAGAGGTGAGAGATGACCAAGATCTTCGTTCCTGATTACTGGCCCATGTTCTTAGGGCCGATGCTGCGCCGGTTCGACTACACCGCGGTCGACGACAGCATGCCGCCGATCACTGCCGTCTTCGCATATGACAAGGGCAGCGACAGCATGCTCTATGTTGATTACGACGCGCATCTGACGTGGAAGGATACTTGGTTCTACCAGTATCGCCCCGGCTTCGGCATCGCCGAATGGCGCGACGACTATCCCGGCGGCAAGAAGGTCGTCATGAATCCGCCAATCGGCTGGGGCGAATATGTCGAGATCGGCGGCGACTATATCAATTATCCAAAGATGAGCCCGTTTCAATCGTGGCCGCCGGCAATGGCGAAGGGCGTCCAGATCTGTCATTACGAAGCGCTGCTGGAGCGGTTCCGCGTTCAGACCGGCGTCGTCTATAACGACGTTTTGGTCTTCACCTATCTGCAGTCATGGGATGGCAAGCCGGGCGGCGGCGCCCGATATTGGATGGCGAAAGGCGTCGGGCCGATTGCCGTGCAATGGCTGGCGCAGAGCCCGACAGACCCATATACGCGACCGATCATTGAAACAGCCCGCATGGATGCGGTAGTATCGACAGTTGGAGAATTGATATCATGACGATGATGGAAGCTTTATTCGACAGCGCGCTGTATCTGGCGTTCTACATTGGCGGAGTTATGACCGCCGTCATCGCGTCATGGATCGACGATATTGCGGAAAGAAGGAAGGGAGAGAGTTATGGAGATTGAGCCTGACAAGGTCGAGCCGAACAAGCGCAGGGTTCTGGAGTTCAAGCCGCGCGCCGACATGACGATGGGTGAGTTCGCCCAGATCTTGACGGCGATGACGATTGTGCTCGACGAGAGACTGTCTCAGCGCCTCGACAAGAAGCTGCTGCGGCACTTCGAAGAAAAGGAAATAGAAGTCGGCCAATGACGCTTACACTTGAAGGCATAGACGTTGACGCGCAGCTGATCGATCTTGATCAGGCAGACTGCGAGGAAAGTCTCGCCGAGTTCGTAAGGATGGCGTGGCATGTGATTGAGCCCGGGTCTGAATACATCCACGGCTGGCACATTGACTTCATCTGTGAGCATCTTGAGGCGATAACTTTTGAGACCGAACTTGAGGACGGCGGTTTTTATAACCGCCTCCTCATTAACGTGCCGCCCGGCACGATGAAGTCGCTTCTTACGAACGTCTTCTGGCCCAGCTGGGAATGGGGGCCGCAGAACATGCCGCACTTGCGGTATGTCTGCACGTCGCATTCACAGAACCTCGCCATCCGCGATTCGACAAAGATGCGGCGCCTAATCCAGAGCGACTGGTATCAGGCGCGCTGGGGCAAGCGTGTCAAGCTGACCGGCGACCAGAACGCCAAGACGAAGTTCGAAAACACCGCGACCGGCTTTCGCGAAGCTGTTGCGTTTGAATCAATGACGGGTGTTCGCGGCGACAGGGTCATCATCGACGACCCGCACAGCGTCGACAGCGCGCAGTCTGACGCGATGCGCCAGAGCACAATTGAAACCTTCCTTGAGGCCGTGCCGTCTCGTCTGAACAATCCTTCGAAATCGGCCATCGTCGTCATCATGCAGCGCCTGCATGAGGAAGATGTTTCCGGCGTCATTTTGGATAAGGGGCTGGGCTATGACCATATTATGCTTCCAATGCGCTACGACCCGATGCGCGCCATGCCGACGCTGTTGGGTAATGAAGACCCCCGCAGCAAGGACGGAGAACTTTTATTCCCCAAGCGCTTCCCTGAAGAAGTGGTTGACCGCGACGAGCGCGTCATGGGGCCGTATGCTACGGCGGGTCAATTCCAGCAGGCGCCAGAGCCAAGAGGCGGCGGCGTCATCAAGCGCGAATGGTGGAAGACATGGGACGGCCCATCCTTCCCGCCCTTCGATTACGTCATAGCTTCGCTGGACTGCGCCTATACAACCAAAACCGAAAATGACCCCAGCGCCATGACGATCTGGGGCGTCTGGTCTGGCGGCGATCAAGTCGCGCAGGTCACGCGCGTTCCTAATCGCGAAGGCGACATGATGGCGTCTTTGGAGCGAACTTATACGCAAGAGCATCCGCGCTGCATGCTGATGCATGCATGGCAGGATCGACTAGAGTTGCATGATCTCGTCGAGAAGGTTCGCGATACAATGCAGCGCTATGGCTGCGAGAAGATTTTGATTGAGAATAAGGCCGCGGGGCATAGCGTGGCGCAGGAGTTGCGCCGCGTCTATGGGCACGATGATTTCTACGTTGAACTTGTGGATCCCAAATCTCAGGATAAACTGGCACGACTTTACAGCGTGCAGCATCTGTTTGCGGAAGGGCTGATCTATGCGCCGGATAGATCATGGGCTGACATGGTGATTACACAAACCGCTCAATTTCCGCGAGCGAAGCATGACGATCTTGTCGATACGATTAGCATGGCGCTGCGGCATCTGCGACAAATCGGGGTGCTTATCCGTAACGAAGAATGGACTTCGGCCCTCGACGAAAGTAGAATGCATACAGGCTCTACGGAGGGCCCGTTGTATCCAGTTTAGCAAGGAAGACCTTATGATACCCGCGAACGCCGTCGTCGACGTTTTAGATCCGCCGCCGGTGCCGGGAGGTCTGGGCCGCTACCGGGTCGAGGTCTGGGGCAAGGAGCCCTACGACTATGCCCGCGTCTATGAAATAAGCGCCGTCGATGCTAATATGGCCGCAGTGGAAGGGCTCCAACGCTTTTCTGATGAAATCACTGCGCTGATTGAGAACAAGGATTCCTGATATGCCGCTTACGCCGGGCTTGTCTCCTTCTATTCGCCAGCAGGAGCCTGCCGGGCTTGGTGAAGCGGAAGACCTTGTCGTCGAGATCCTTGAGGATGGCGAAGACAAGAACGAATACGACGATAAGGGCAACATCCTCCGCATGGTGAACGACGACGGTTCTGTCGTCGTTTCCTTGAACGGTGAGCCGGTCGAGCGCGTCAGCGACGCAGAGAAGGCCGCCGATTGGTTTCGCAATCTCGTCGATGAGATCGACACCGCGGAACTTTCAGCCATCTCCGGCGATCTGCTGAAAGGCATTCAGGACGATCTGGACAGCCGGCAGGAATGGATTGAGGACAGGGCGCAGGGCATCAAGCTTCTGGGCCTCAAGGTCGAGATCCCGCAGCTGCAGGGAGCCACTGACGGCGCTCCCGTCGAGGGCATGTCGAAGGTTCGCCATCCGCTCATGCTGGAGGCGGTTCTTCGCTTTCAGGCGAACGCCCGTTCAGAGTTGTTGCCGACCGATGGGCCGGTGAAGGTTCGCATCGATTCGGTCGACTCCAGCGAGCAGCAGGATCTTCTAGCCGACGCTCTTGAAAAGGATCTGAACCATTATCTCACCGCCACCGCCAAGGAATATTATCCTGATACTGACCGGATGCTGTTTATGCTGGGTTTCGGCGGGACAGCGTTCAAAAAGGTCTATTTCTGTCCCTTACGCGGTCGCCCGGTCAGCGAAACGGTGGATGCGGACGACCTCATCGTCAATAACGCCGCCACGACGTTAAACGACGCCAAGCGCGTCACGCATCGCGTTTATATGCGACCTTCGACGGTGAAGCGCCTGCAGATCCTTGGCGTCTATCGCGACATCAGCCTGACGACGCCGGATCAAGAAAGCCTTGATGCTGTGCAACGTGAGAAGATGTCGCAGCAAGGCATCGCGATGGAATCGCGCAATGCCGAAGATCGTGATCGTGAGATTTACGAATGCTATTGCGAACTTGATATCCCCGGATTCGAACATCGTCACAAAGGAAAGATCACGGGCCTAGAAATCCCGTATCGGGTTACGATTGATGTTTCGTCACGAGAAGTCCTGTCAATCGTGAGGAACTACGATGAGCCCACTGGAGACGAAGGAAACGAGTTGCCAGAAACTCGAACGAATTTTGTCAAATTTACTTTTGTTCCCGGTATGGGTTTTTACGATATCGGTCTACTTCATATTCTGGGTAATACCACGAATGCGGTGACGGCTGCTTGGCGCGAGATGCTTGACGCCGGCATGTATGCGAACTTCCCCGGCTTCCTCATGGCCGACACGGGAGCCCGCCAAAACACAAACATTTTCCGCGTGCCTCCGGGCGGCGGCGCGCTTGTGAAGACGGGCGGCGTTCCGATTAATCAGGCAATTATGCCGCTGCCGTATAAGGAGCCCGGCGCTCCGATGATGCAGCTTGTGCAGAACGTCGTAGAGACGGGCCAGCGCGTTGGCGGAACGGCTGAACTTGCTGTTGGCGAAGGCCGCGCCGATGCGCCTGTCGGCACGACGTTGGCGCTGATTGATCAGGCCACGAAGATCATGAACAGCGTTCATAAGCGCCTTCATGCCGCGCAGGCTGAAGAGTTTCAGCTTCTGGTGCGCTGCTTCCGCGAGCATCCTGAAAGCTTCTACATGAAGTGCCGGCGCCCGTCGCTTGCATGGGATGAGGCGACGTTTATTGCGGCGCTTGATGACTGCGAATTGATCCCGCAGGCGGATCCCAATACTGCCAGCCATACGCAGCGCATCATGAAGGTGATGGCGCTGAAGCAGCTGCAGCAGGGCAACCCGTCGATGTATAATGCGCAGGCGATTGATCTCGCCGCCATGAAGGCGATGGGCTGGAGCAACCCTGAGCAGTTCTTGGCGCCGCCTGAGCAGCAGAACCAAATGCCGCCTGAGATGATCAAGGCGATGGAAGAACTGAAGATCCTGCAGAAGGAAGCCGACGCCAAGGAAGCTGTCGCGCAGGCGTCTATCGCCGACTCGCAGTCTGAAGCGCAGGCCCGCATGATTGATGCGCAGACGCGCCGCATGCTGGCGGAAGCCAAGGTCGAAGAGACGCAGCTGAAGGCGAAGGGCCAGCAGGATCCTGCGAAAGAAATGGAAGCGCAAGCCAAGATGTTTGAAGCGCAGAACCGACGTGATAAATTGGATCTTGAGGCGCATCAGCTAGGCGTAGAGTCGGGTCACAAGGAAGCCGACCGCCTGATTGATTCGCATCATCGGCATGAAGATCGTCGCAGCCGCGAAGATCAGTTCCTCGCCAATCTCTTGCGCGACATGAATAAGGGCGCCCCGAATGTCTAGGATTATTGACCGCGCTCTCGACATCATTAGCGATCATCTCAAGACGCAGACCTCCGAACTTCCGCCGACTCTGGAAGTGAAGCCCGGCATGGCGAAGGGCGGCCGCCTTTTGGAAGACGATTATCCGACGCACTATATGCCGCATGTCGGCCGTCAGGTGATGGCTGATGGCGGCGAGCCGGATCCTGTAAGCCAAGCGCTGTCGACGGCAAGCGAAGTTCAAGGCGACGCGCCTATCCCCGCGCCGACGCCGCGCATCCCTGCGCCGGGCGCAGAGGGTAGCGTTGGGCTGCAGCCGAAGCGCACGCTTGGATCAATGTATAACGTGCCGGAAGGCGCTCCTTGGGCTGATAAGTCTGAGGAAGAAGCAAAGATGCCGCGCGTTCAGACGCTAGTCGATGCTTTTAATAAGGCAATCGATGAACACGTTAATCTTCCTTATAAGGAACGTGTAGCCAATACGAAGGCTGCTATCCAAAAGTTGGCGCCATATATTGGCGTGCGCAAAGATGGCACCGTTCCTCTTCTTGGCAAGAACGAGAAGATGATGAAGGCTGAATCCGGCTACAAGGGCGGCAAACCGCTTGAAGTCGATGGCATGGGCGTTGAAACGACTGGCCTTGCATTGGCGCCAGCGTTCAAGATGGGCAACTTTCAGACCTGCCCAAATCATGCATCTTGCAAGGACGAGTGCCTTGGTAAGACGTCTGGCAATTACTTTAAGATTGGCGGCGGCAAAGATCTCGACGCCTTTAAAGGCCCGAGGCTTAACTCTCTGAACAAAACGATTGCGATGCTGCAGGAGCCGGAAGCTTTTGCTGTGCGCTTGTTTGACGAGATCCAGAGCGCCAAACGCGAAGCCGAATACAATGGCAATAAGCTTGGTATCCGCCTAAACGTCCTGTCGGATCTCAGCCCGCAGATCCTTGAGCCGATCATCAAGAATCATCCTGAAGTGGATTTCTACGACTATACGAAGATGAAATATGATCCAGTCGCGCCAAATCATCATTACACTTATTCATCGACTGGCGTGTCGCAGGAAGACGTTGATAACCCGCATAGCAATTGGGAAGAAATGCGCCGGCGCCTTGATCAAGGCAACAACGTCGCTATGGCGTTTAGCCACAAAAGCGTCGTTCCAAAAGAGGTTCATGATGAAGAGACAGGTAAGACCTATCGCGTCATCCCCGGCGACACACATGACTTCCGCCCGTTGGACAGCATCGAAAATCCCGACGAAGGCGTTATTGTCGGCTTGAAGAACAAGAACGTCTCAAGCAAGAACGACACGGCGCATAAAGAGTCTAAGGGCTTTTTTGTGAAGTATGACCCGCAATTCAAAAAGACTAAAAAAGGCACTTTTGAGCGCGACGAAGAAGGGAATCAAATCCCGACTAACTTCCGCGTAAATATCAAGCCACAAGGTAAGAAGGGGAAATGATATGGCTGATACTCTCAAATTAGATGCGCCCTACTTCCATGCGCAGTTCCCAAATCTCGACAAGCATCACGACTCGTCGAATTATACGCGCAAAGAATGGTATGAATGGGATGAACTGCCGGGCGAACCTGCGTTCGCCACTGGCGGCTCTGTTGATCATGAGCAAGAGCCTGAAAAGGTAAAGCTGTCCGACCATTTCAAATAAGAGGTTTATGATGCCCGTCGATACGCATGACGACATAGTGCCCGCGACGGGTGTTGAGCCGGCAACTGGCGTTGAAACGCACCACGATGTGAAAATGGCGCATGGCGTCGAGAGAGCCGATGAGCGTCATGAGCGCGCTTACGGCGGCTCAATTCCCGGCCCAGCGTTAGATAAAGAAGAGCCTGAGCAGTTTGGGCGCCGTCTGATTGAATGGGCATTCGCCGCTGCGCCGATTGTGTCTCGCAGCAACACGCCTAGCTTTGCCGGTCAGTGGAAGTATCCCAACATCCATATGCGCAAGGAAGGCGGCCGCGTCGATTATCCGCTTGCGATGACAGAAGACGCGAAAGCCGCCAAGATTAAAAAGATGAAGCCGGAGAAGTTTCTTGGCGAAGCGCGGCCTCTCAAGATCGGAAAAGGTGATCGTCAGGTTATTGATAATTTCAAACGTGATATTGTATCTGGCGATCCTCTTGGCCCGCTTAAACTTTATCGTGATGGAACAGAAGATGGTCGTCATCGTGCAACGGCTGCTGAAGAACTTGGCGTCTCGTCGGTTCCGGTAATCGATCATCGCCCCGGCAAGTATTACGGCGGTGGCATGGGCGGCAACTTCAAGGGCTTCACGCCGGGCTTCAAGGGCTCGCGTTCGCGCTTTACATCAAGCCCTGTGCCGCAGGGGCAAAACGAGATTAATACGCAAGAGCAGCAGAACGACGCCTATGCAAAAGCGCAGCCGACGTCGACTGGTCTTCTGCGGCCGCCGGTTCTCCCGGCTGCACAGCAAGGATCTATCCCGCGCTTGCCGAATTATGTGCAAGGCTTTGGCGGCGGCTATCCATCGCCTTCGCCGCAGCAGCCAATGCCGACGGGCCAGACTTCTAACTATCCTACTGGCGGCTTCTATGACGTCTGGGGGCCAATGTTCGGCATGGGCCTTGGCTCGTTCTTTGGCGGTCTTGGCGGCTTCGGCGGCGGCTTCGGCGGCATGGGCTATGCTGAAGGCGGCGCTGTCGACGATGACCACGAAACGACGCCAATGGGTTTTTACAGCGCCGCTTCTGAGGCGGCATCCAAAATACCTCAGAAGGCGCCGATTGATCAGATCCTGAACAAGCTGAGAGGATCTCCGAATGTCAAAGCGGAGGAACTTGATTGGTCAGGCGTTAGAGACGCTTTTGCTGGGCAGAAGAGCGTGGATCCGCAAGAAGTTGCGCGGCACCTACAGACGAATCTACCGCAGGTTCAAGAGAAGGTTCTCAGAGATCCTTATGCTATTGGCAGGGAGTTAATGGACAAAGCCCATGCTTTAAAGATGCAGGGTAAACTCGACGAGGCTGACGCGCTAAATGAGCAGGCTCGCCCTTATATGGCGCAATACCGTTCAAAAGGCCCTAATGACGCGAAGTATGGCGAATACCAGTTAAGCGATCCTCGCGATGATTTTACAGTAGGTAATTATCGTGAATTGCTTTTGCATTTACCGGAAAAAATTGACGCCGACCGTAGCGCAAAAGCCGCTGAGATGGCGCGCTCTCTAAGTGAAAAATACGGTGAAAGATGGACGTCTCTTATGACGTTTGATGAGGTTAAAAAATATGAAGATCTATTAAAGTCTCAGGAATTGGCAGAAAAAGGCACTAACTATCAATCAGGACACTGGCAAGGAACTCCTAATGTTCTCGCCCATATCCGCATGTCCGACAGAGGATTCGCTTTTCAAAAGCCATATCTTCATGTCGAAGAAGTTCAAAGCGATTGGGGCCAAAACAAGCGCGATGGAGAAGACGTTCCTGAAGGCCCGCATATTGGAAGCACAGAGGGATGGACTGATCTCGCGCTAAAACGCATTTTGCAAGAGGCCGCGAAGGGCAACTATAAAAAAATCCTTTTTACGGCCGGGAAAGATCAGTCAGATCGTTACGGGTTGGATAAAAAATTTGAATCAATTCGCTGGTCTCCAGATACAAAAGAACTTTTAGCTGAAGGTCTTGAGGGGCTGGAAGATATTGAAGAAAAGGTTCATGCAGAGGCTCTGCCCGGTTTTATAGGCAAGGATCTTGCGGATAAATTGCTTTCTCAGCCGATAAAAACCGTGGGGAATAAGCAGGTTCATTTATTGCGTGGCGGCGATCTAAAAATAGAGAATAAAGGCATGCGCAATTATTACGATAGGAAGCTGCCAGAGCGCATGAATAAACTTGTCGCGCAATTAGACCCATCAATAAAAATGAAGTTGTTTGATCACACGATTAATCTTGGGACAGAAACTGACGATGGAGAGGATCGAATCCACCATCTTCATTCTCTTGAGATGACGCCGAAGCTGCGCGCGGCTATCCTCAAGGGATTGCCGGCTTATGCTTCTGGCGGCGGCGTAGACGATGATCAGCCGCAATCAAGCGACATCGTCGATATTCCTGACGACAATGTTCCTCCTCTTCCGTATGAAGACACATGCATGGTGCATTCCTTGGCTCATGTGACCGGCAAAACCCCAGAAGAAGTTTGGAATGTCGCCCATAAATATTGG